GTTTTTTACATAATACGTGTGAAATAAAGGTTCTTCTGCTTCTGTATTAATAACAATTGAAACATCAAATAATGTACTATTGTCGAAAATGCTATAAATTTTAACAATATCCGTATTTGAATAATTTCCTGTTGGAGCAGCATTTGTTCCCTCATGTAAATAAATTACTGAATTTTGCGAAGGAAGGCTAGAATCCCATAAAATTCGAAGCTTAGTAAATATATTATCCACTGAGGTTTTATCTAATGCACAATTTCTTGCATCAATAGATGTTAATTGATGTGTAAATGTAGAAGGTAGTAACAGTGATGTTAAATTGGTATTGTTTCTCATTTGAACAACTCCACCAAATCCTAATAATCCAGATACATCTAAAGTTCCAGTTAAATCACAATTTTCTACTGTAAATGAAGCAAATTTTGTGGAAGATGTTGGAAATTTAATCTGTGTAAGCAGAGGGTTTGCTTGAACCTGAAATTGACCTCCCAATCCTGATAATCCAGATACATCTAAAGTACCTGTTAAATTACAAGTATATGCTCTATAAAAAGTTATTGTCTGCGACGAAGTAGGATTTTTAATTTCAGTTATTCCTCTGTTATTCTGAAATTCTATTGCACCACCTAAATTAGATAAACCTCGTAAATCTACAATTCCTTCTAAGCTACAATCTTGTGCTGAAATATAAGTAAATACTTGTGAAGACGTAGGAAATAATATGCTTTTTAATCTGGAGTTGTTTCTTATTTCAAATTGACCTCCTAAACCAGTTAATGATGACACGTCTAAAGTTCCCGTTAAATCACAATCATACGCATAATAAGTACTAAATACTCTTGTAGATATAGGATTTAAAATACGATGTAGATTTGGATTGTTATGTACTTGAAAATTTCCTCCTAATTGTGAAAAACCTGATACATTTAATGTTCCGTCTAAATCACAACTATATGCACGATACGATGTTATAATTCTAGATGATGTAGGATTTAAAATTTGTGTTAAATTAGCATTACCAAAAAGTTGAATAGAACCTCCAAAATTTGAAAGTCCAGAAACATCTAGAGTTCCAGTTAAATCACAATTGTATGCATAATAAGCAGAAAATATTTGTGATGAAGTAGGATTTTTTATTTGTGTAAGCTCTGGGTTAGTATTCGCATCAAATATTCCACCTAAATTACTTAATGTTGATAAATCTAATGTACCAACTATTTTATCATTATCTATTCCAAATTCTAAAATTCCTGCACTTCCAGTCGTGCTTCCTTGATAAACCTTTACAGTTTTATTTCCGCCTAATGAATAAACGTGAGTAAATTTATTGGAATTCAAAATAGAACCATCACCTAAATCCCACCATAATGTTCCAGATGATGTAGCAAGAGAAGGATCAAATGAAGACCCGCCAACATCACTAGTTACAAATTGTAAAAGAAGCGGACCATAATCAATAGGTGGCGTATAATCCAAACAAATTGGAATTTTTCCAATTGATAAAGGAACCCCTCCGATATGTAATATTGATTTACTCATATTTCAATCTTCATTTTCTAAAAATTAATAAATACTCCAGCCGCTGTACTTCCATCAAAATGATGAGTCCAAGAGTTCATATAATCATCACTTCGATAAAGGCCACCACCATGAGATGCAGAAGAATCAGTAATAAAAACGTATTTTCCTGATTTTGACATTGCGACATCATAATACATTGAAGCAGGTAATTCATTTATTCTACTCCATGTTGTTCCGTAATCAATAGATTTATAACAATATCCAACAGTATAATTACCAGAGCTACCACCTCCTCCATATGCAACCATATATTTTCCATCTGTTGACATAGCACAACCTCCCCAATATTGACTATATCCTACGTTCTTTAAAGTCCAAGTAGCACCATAATTTGTAGAAAGATTCAAATATTGTTGGGGAGCATTTGATCTGTCTGATGAAGGTATTAAAATATATTGACCATCATATGAAATAGCACCTACAGCGGGCATTCTTTGAGACACCGTCGTTGAGTTCCAAGTTGCCCAATCTGTACTAACATAGACGACTGCATTTCCGCTCGAATGGTATTGTTCCCAAACCACAATCCTGCTACCATCTCCTGAGATAACGGCTCCCCCCATTGGTGATCCTGCAGGAATTTGTGTAAAATTACTCCATGTTATTCCATAATCACTAGAATATTTGGTTTGCATTATGCCAGTTCCAGACCCTGTACCACCAATTATCATATTTTTTCCTGATTTATCAACATATCCTGCAGTATAACGCATGGATGCACCTGATAAATTAACAGAAACATCTTGTCCAAAATTTCTTGAAGTAATTACGGTTCCATCTATATAATATGAACATGAAGAAGCCATTAAATATTTTCCATCTTGAGATCCCCACATAAAAGATCCTGGACTTGTAGACCCAGGAGTAAACGGAAGAGAAACATCACGAGCCCAAGTGTTTCCGCTATCTTCAGATAGTGCAAGATATACTGTTCCTCTTATAGTCCCAGCATCGTTATATATAGATGCATTAGTTACAGCATAAAAAATATTATTTGCTGAAATATTTAAATTGTAGGCAGTAATAGTAGGAAATGATGTTGGCAACTCAGTATAAGTAACTCCTAAGTCTGCTGATTCATAAGTTTTTCCAGCAATAGAAACAATAAGTTTTTGGTTAGAACCAATCATTAATTTAAGTCTTCTGGCATTTTCACTATTACCAGAATCATTCATGATTTTCATTCTATTACTTCCCTGAATGGCACCATCTTGTATAATTATTCGACTCATAAATTATTCAAATTTTCCTGATTCAATCCACTTACCACCAGTATCTCTTTTTTCTACCATAAGTTTTCCATTAGAAGAATCATCAGCAATATATAATCGCCAACATTTATTTGTCGCAGGTGCAAGGGCAGGATCTCCTATATAGAAATAATTCATTACAGCAATTCCTTGAGATCCATCTAATGCTCCTGATCCGTTAGCAACACCATAAACTTTTAATTGGGTACTACCATCTAAATTAAACTTATAACCTTGTTCTGTATTGCCTGCTGATGATGTAATATTCTTTTCTATAAGTGTAGCAACACCTGCATCAGCTTCTAGTTCGATATAATCATAGAATAAAACATTAGAACAAGGATCATCTACTGTTATTTCATTATTTGATTCTCTCCAAATTCTAGGTACAAATTCTAATCCAGTAGAAGAGTCATTAACAGCGACTAATTTACCAGCTAAATACGAACTTGGAGTATCATAAAGACCAATAAAAGTAGACGCATTATTGACTGAAACATACAAAGCATTTATTGACGCATCTGGCGCATTACCATACGTTATTTTTTTAGAAGCAGTGTCATAATAAGTTATATAATTTGTTTTAGTATTATCTAATCCTGTTACATATAAATCACCACCAATGCAGGCGTCATTTAAAATAGTTGTGCGACCATAAAGAGACCCAATGTTTGTATTTCCGTTTGTATCAGATCCGTTTTGAATATAAAAATCTCCATTCGTAGATACACATCTAATTTGATTAGCATCTATTAAAGTTCCGGGTACACCTGCCCAATAAATTTGTATTCCTTTAGTATTTCCAGCACCAGAATTTAATAATATACTAACGTCGGCATCAATTACTAATGATGATCCGTTGAATGTAAAACGAGATTCAGCAACAATTGATCCATCTCCTGCAGCAGTTAATACCTGATTATTGGAGCCGACTGCTCCATTCAACCATCCTACAGTTCCTCCACCTCCTCCACCTTGAACACTAGGTTCAATTAATCCACCTACCCATTTGAAATAAGCATCATTAAAACTAACTTCAGGAATAAAAATATCGGCAGCATTTATAGGTTCAACAGCATACCATTTACTAGCATCATTAGCCGATGGGTCATAAACAAGTACATATCCTGCTGAAATGTCCGCCCCTATTGAAACATCTAAAAGAGTAGATAAATATGAAGTCCCTCCGCCTACAAGTTCCCATGTTGAAAGGTCAACATCTTTAAGGATATAAAGATTTTTTTCACTTTCTACATAAACTTGTAATCCTTCATATGCTCTAACAGGGGTGCTCAATAAAGCATCCCGTGTTGTGACATCTGCTACAACATAGCGTTCAGCATCCAAAGGATTATTATTTGAAACTCTTACGCCAAATGGTAAATTTAAAACATTAGAACAAGGATCATCTACTGTTATTTCATTATTTGATTCTCTCCATATTCTAGGAACAAACTCTAGTCCAGTAGAAGCATCATTAACAGCTACAAGTTTACCAGCAGAGTAAGAGTCTGGTGTATCATATAAACCAAGGAATGTTGATGCATTATTAACCGAAACTCTTAATGCAACAATTGAAGAATCTTGTGCAGAATTCCATATTTGGAAAAACCAATAGTCAAGGAGACGATTGTATAGATAATTAAGAGATGCATCTGGCGCAGTTCCATATGTTAATTTTTTCGAAGCGGTGTCGTAATAAATTGTATAATTTGTTTTAGTATTGTCTAATCCAGTTACGTATAAATCTCCTGAAATACTTACATCACCTATAACATCAGGTGTGACACCACTAACATCAGTCACATATAACGAACCATCTTGCCAATAAAATTGAGGACCTAAAGAGCTATCTTTAAGAGAATCCTCATTTAAAACATAAAGATTCTCTATAGAGGAGTCCCTTGCTAATAAACTTCCATCAATGTAGTTATAATCCATTGCAAGTATTGACACCTCAAGTAATCCATCAACCCATACAAAATCAGTACCAAGGGAAGACTCTTCAACATAAGTTCCATCAGGAATTATATCTTGTTTTGTATCATATAAATCTTCAATAGAGGCATCCCTTGCTAATAAACTTCCATCAATATAATTATAATCCATTGAAGTCACACTTACATCCAAGAGGCCTGAAGCATCCCAAACAAAATCTGGACCTAATGAAGCATTCTTTAATCTTAAAAGAATGGATGCATCTTGGGCTTCATTCCATTGTCTTATGGAAGTGACTGTTAATGAAGTTGATGTATCAAATCTTTTAAGAGAATCATTCCAAAAAGCTACTCCTAAATCAATAGGCGCATCTTGTCTTGTTGCAACCGCTTGAGTTGATGCATCAGAATAATGTGTAGAAGTTTCAAGATATGTGATACCAATTCTAAATGTTTCATTATCTTCATCATAAACAAATATATAAGGTTCACCATCTCCTCTTTCAACAACAATACCTGATTGCAAATAAGCTGGAGTAGGTCCTGTTAATCCAGTATTTAATCTTATAAAAGATTCAGAAGTATCAATTGCTGCAACATCGATGACATATAACGAACCATTTACCGTAAGGTTTCCTCCAACATGTGTATGACTATCAATATATAATTCTCCATGTAAAGAAGTATCTCCAGTTACATCTAATCCTCCACTAGATATAACTAGAGGTCCAGACATTGTGTCTCCAGATTTCAATACATATAAATCTAACGAAGCATCATTTGCTTTTGCGTTCAAAGATCCATCAATATAGTTTCTTAAATCTACTAAGGCAGATGAATCAGAACCAACAAGTTCCCAATTTGCAGGAGATAATGTTGTTAAAATATAAAGTTTCTTATCGTTTGCAACATAAACTTGAAGACCTTCGTATGCTCTTCCTTCAGTTATGATATAATCTCTTGCAGCATTGTCAGCTACAACAATTCCCTGATATATTCCTTGCCCAACTTCTTCTCCATTTAATATAATAGATCCATCTACATAAATATTTCCAGAAGTAGAAATATCTTGAGTAATTAATAATCCTTCAATCCATGCATTTGGACCATAAATACAAACATCTCTGACGGCTAAAGGATCATTAATTTGTAATGGAGATCCATATCCTATAAGAATATTATCAGATGAGTCTCTTAATGCGTTATTGATTTGAATATCTTGAGCAATCAATTCATCTCCATCCATGAAAAGAGGAGAATCTTCAACAACGTTTATGTTTGTAAACTTTGGAATATAATTGACTGTTCCTGGACCAACTTGACCACTTCCACCTCCACTTGTACCGCTTGCTTCAACTCCATATTTATATTGGGTCCATGTTGAACCCCAAGATGGATCATATGCGATTGCGATAAATTCTTCATAAGCTGCTCCAGCACTACTTACATCAACCACATATTTAAATCCTAAGCAAGGATCTAATAAAACTTCAAGAGGATTTGTTCCAATTAAAGATGAATCAAAATAAATTCCTACAACTTGTGAAAGATTATCATTTCCTAAGAAAATTGGATTCGCATTTGTAACCTTATAGTAAGGTTTCATTACGTCTATGACTTTATATCCATCAGGCTCATAAGGAAATTTCCACGATGAAGTATCGATTCCATATGTACAAGGATCTCTACCAACAGTCACAGGATCTACATACATTCTGTAGAAGTTGTAATCGGCAGTAGTATTATTATCGTATAAATTAGTGAACTGTCTTTTTACAATTAAATTATCTACGACTGCAGTAACAAACTCTCCCCTTGTGCCTTTTATTCTCCCAGTTGTCTCTAATGGAACAGTTAGAATCCCTAAACTACCATCAAAAAATACATCAATATATCTCTCAAATGATAAGAAGTTTGTGTTTAAAATCTTAGGAAGTTGAGGTACTGGTGTATACAGATTTAATTGGGTCCAAATCATAATATTAGAGTTTTATTTATATATCCACTCTCTATCAAAACTTCCTCCATGGGAAAAATATATAGATAAACACTTAGTATTAACGCAAAAACTAAAATAAGTATGAATAATTTTGAAGATTTCAATTGGGCGGAATATGAGGGAACTCACCGTGGTGGTAACCGATTAATTCCAAACGAGAAAATCAAAGGTCAAGACAATCACAACATCTGTTATTCACGGGCACCCTACGCCCAAAAACTGTTCGACCTCCTCTCTGGTAGTGATTCCAAAACGATTAAAAAAGATTTAACAAAAGGTGACTGTGTTGTCATCACTGACATTTATAATGTCAGACTTGATAAAATGTCAATCGAACTCTCTGGTGGATTATCTGTAGATATAGACTTAAGTAGAGAAAAAAGATTTCTCCAAATATTTGGTTATAATTCAGTTGATGAATTTGTTGAGGACATATTAAAGCCTGATTTTAAAGTTAAATTCTTAGATCAAGGCATTTATGCATATGTAATAGAATCTTCTCCAACAGTCAAGATCTCATTATGGCAAGGACATTTAAAGAAGATAAGAGAAGAATTTATGAAAGAAATAGAATCACCTTCTAAGGCTTATGTTGCAAAAGTAATGGAAGCAAATAAAGGTGGTTATTTTGTTGAGGTACAGGGAATTGAAGCATTCATGCCAGGATCCTTAGCCGCTCCGAATAAGATCATTGATTTCAGAACATTAGTTGGAAAAGAAGTCATAGTGATGGTTGAAGATTTCTTAAAAGAAATGAATTCATTTATTGTTTCTCATAAGAAATATATTGAGCATGTTCTTCCTAGAAAAATAGCCGAATTAGATCTCAATCATAAATACACAGGAAATATAACAGGAACTTCTAAGTATGGAATATTTGTAGAGTTTGGAGATATATTCACTGGACTATTACATAATTCGAAAATGAAAGAAGATACATTAAGAGATTTTAGAAATAGAAAATATAATCCCGGAGATCAAATCCAATTCTACATTAATGAGGTAACAAAGGATAATCGTATCATTTTAACTGAAGAAAGTCCTGAAGAAAAAAGAGAAAAATTCACTAAGTTCATTTTAGAAAATAAAGAAAAAGTTGTTGATGCTGAAGTAGCAGCTGTCATGAACTTTGGTGTAATTGTAAATGTTGGAGAACTTTCCGGATTAGTTCCAAATAAAGAATTCAAACGAAGAAAAATAGCCGTTAAAAATTATGTAGTCGGCGATAAATTCAAAGTAAAGATTGCAGACTTTAAAGACGATAAGTTAGTCTTCGACTTATTTAACGAAGATAAAAAACAAGAAGAGGGAGTTTAACACTCCCTTTTTTATTTTGAATAAATAAAATAAATCGTTGATTAATGCAAGCTAACTTTGTATACGAAGCTTTACAAGATATATTAAAACCTAAATCCAAGGAAGAAGTTGCGGCTGCCTATAAAAAAATAGAAACAGATAAGGCATTAGAACTAGCAGTTGAACATAAGAATTTAGAGGGAATTTTTGATGCTTTAATAAGAGGAGCCTCTTGGAACAAAAATGATTATTATCAAAGTTTAGAAGACAGTTTACTTTTGTTTTTATCAAAAAATAAAAGGGATATTTTATCAGATAATCCACCTAAAGAAATTGTTTCTACTTTATTAAAAAGAGCTTGTCAAAATGGATTTACAGAATTAGCTAAATGGGCATTAGATAAAGGGGCAAATATAAATTCTCAAGATAGAAATGGAAGTACTCCTCTTTATTATGCTGCTAAATATGGGCACTTTGAAACCGTTAAATTTTTAGTCGATAATGGTGCTGATTTAGAAATAGAAAATAATGAAGGATATACTCCATTATTAGCATCATTAAATCCTATTCAAACAGGCGCGAATGCTAACTTTGTAAATCCTGAAAGTGTTTGGTATTTAATTGACAAGGGGGCTGATATAACACATAAATTAAAAAATGGAAGTAGTATTTATGTATTTTTAAAGGGAAAATTGTTAGATCAATTTTTACAATTAACAGATTTAAAACCAAGTGATGAAGAAATGATTTATATAATTCATCGTGGTTCGATTAAAAATATAAAAAATCTATTAGATAAAGGATATTTAGATTTAAACAAACCCGTATACATGAAATATTTCAAGTGGGATAATAAACCAAACAAACCCCTATTACCAATTGATCACATAAAGTATGATGATGGTACTGGTCCAGGAAAAATGAAATTTATGTTGCAGAATGGTAGCCCATTTCCTAGTAAATCAACTATAAAAGCCATAAGAAATCAACTTCGAAATTCAAGGCACAGTTATGGTCCAGATGATAAATGGTGGAAACTTATAACCTACTTTATAGAAACAAAACAAATATCGGAATCAGTTGGTGACGTATTAAAGCCTAAAGGTAAAAAACAAATTATTGAAGATTTAGCTCAACAAATGTATTTAGATTTATTGGAAAATAAAGCGTTAAGTTTCTTTGAACCACTATTTTCAGACGGACCTCATAGAATCACACCAGCTTGGGACAATATAGATTATTCGTTTAATCAATACAATAAAAAATATGGACCTGGATTATATGTTATGTCAATATTAGTAAAAGAACAAGATTTAAATCCATTAGAACACATATACCCGGTTAAAGCAATTTACAAACAAGCCGGAGTAATAGTTTATGATATTCAAAGGGGTTCATTAGAAACAGCAATTAAGGAATTAATAGCACAAGTTGTTGCTGGTATATTTGGAAATGGTTTTCATGTAAAATATTTTGATCCGATTAATGAATCAAGATATGGAGTGTTTAAACCTAAAGGTGTTGAAGATGTTATCGAAAGTGTTGTAAATAATATTTTAAGAGATTATAGTGATCATGCAATGCATTTTCACAAAGATGAATATTGGAGAGACCCTCCAGTAAAACTATCTCATCATTCAGGAGATGGATTTATGAACCAATTATTTAAAAAATATGGAAATGTAAATGGCATTTATGTTCATGTTGAAGATAATGACCCAACAGAATCTAAAGGAGAAAATCTAAATCTATTACGAAAATATTTACATAATTTGAATGTAAGATACACTCCAATAGGCCATAATACAATCATAATTAGAGATGACGATCAAGAAAGAAGAATAATAACGAAATTATGTCGTGAAGTTTACAATAAAGTACTTCCATCCATAATGGTTAGAAAATTTGGAAGACCTATTAATATGAAATAATTTACAAAAATATACGAATTTATACAAAACTGTTTAAAAATATACGAATTTATATGAAAATATATGAAATTATATGAAAAGAGCAAAAACATACAGTTCAAAAGAAGTTTATGATGCAGCAATGTTAGGATTCATTTTTGAATTCTATTGTTCTAAAGAACCATCATTCATTGTGGAAGATCTTAAAAAGATCTCCGGAAAAAGTGTGGTTATCACAGATCAAACAACTATAAAACCTAGTTTTTCTACATGCATTTTAGTAAAAGAATATGATGGAAAAAGACCTCGTTACCAATTTAAAATTGGCGAACAAAAATATAACGAAATATCTACATTCTTAAATACCATTTTATTTTGGATAAATGAGAATGCATCATTAGACAAAAATACTTTAATGAAAGTAAATCTTAATTATAGTAGTGAACTTCAAACTCTTACAAATATTTCTCATATGGATATTGGTAAACTTATTTTAAAAATGGATGAGGGCTATGTTTATCAAAGATTTCCAGAAATGAAGGGCTGCCCATTTGCATCGTCTGTAAAAAAGATCGTGCCATTCAATATGAGTTCCAACGCATCAAACGCCGTTAACTTAGTTAGCGAATTTCAAATGCCCGTTGATACATTCTATGGAATTGATTTAACAGAGCAAACAAAGGGAGAATTAACATTTAATTATATTGGTGGGTATAAGTATTCAGAAAAAGTAAAGGAGATTTATGAACTTCTTGAGTATTATGTTTTTACAACTTATCAAGTTTTGAATGCTGAAGAATATACCTCTTCAATGATAAACGAACTAAACAAATTAACTGAAGAATATCGAACATTTAGAAAATGCTATTACAAATACGATTTATTCGAGTCTACATATAAAGATTTCGTTATCTATATTGACCTTAATAAAGGACATCAATTGATTGAAACACAATGGTTCCAATTAAGAGATCATATTGCTAAATTAATTCTTGAAAGTAATCTTAAGAAATGTAAATTTAATTGGGACACTGAATTTGGAACATTCCAGATTAAAGATGCGGAAATAAATGCATCAAGAGTAAAGGGATTTCAATTAGTGGATTGTACAATTAATGGTATAGTTGAAAATTGTCACTTATGGAGTACAAAATTGAATAATTCAAGAATTTTGAATTCAACTCTTGTAAATGGTAATAAAGTTTCTGAATCTTATTTACAAAAAGTTAGAGCTGATAGAGAAAACAAGATTGAAGAATCAATGATTGTTAATTCTGGAGAGATTATAAACTGCGATCTAAATGGTTGCATAATAAAAAATGCAGGATTAGGAGATAAAGCTAAATTAGATGAAAATTGTTTAGTCATAAGTCCAAAAGAAAAACTTTCTCAACCATCTTTAAACGGAATAGAAGTTAAAGAAATACGTGATTACAAATGGATCAAATCTTTAAGAGATCCAAATTATACAGACAAAGGATTTGCGAATGAATATAAAGATGAATAATGATCGCCAAAAAAGTATATGAATCTCTAGACGATTTAGATAAATTAAAGGACTTTGGTTTTGATGATAAAACCACTATCCAATTTTTAAGAACACAGGGTAAACCAATTACATTAGAACTAGAATATGAAAGACAAAGTTGGGAAGATCACACCGATTATTTGTTTCAAGATCTTCCAGAGAATGTAGAGTGGCATGCATCTAGACATGAAATTGAAGAATTTGATTTAGGACGTTCAAAGTATTTGTTATTTACAATATCAGGTCCTATCGATTCTATAATTGAAGCTTTAATTTCATGGTGGTATGTTGATAAAAATGATGTCGTAAAATTTATTAACGACGCTATGATAACATGAAAATATTAGTTAAACCAGGATTTGTAAAAACTATTACCTTTGGTTTCGCTGCAGCAATTACGTTGTGGCCCTTTGGTATTTTTTTATTAAAAGATAAATATTTAAACAATGCGACTCTGATAAATCATGAGGCAATACATTGGAAACAAAGTCAAGAATTATTAGGCGTTTTCTTTTACATATTTTATGGTTTAGAATGGTTTATTAAATTATTCTTTTATGGAAAGAATGCCTATTATAACATATCATTTGAAAGAGAAGCAAATTATTATGAAAATAATTTAGAGTACACAAAAACACGAAAACATTTTAAGTGGATAAAATTTATTTTTAAGAAATGTTAGTTAGAGAATCATTAGAAAACACATTAAAACCAAAATCTAAAGAAGAAGTCAATCAAAACTTCAAGGAATTAGAAAAAATGATACGAAACATTCCTATAAAAGAGGATGCAATATTTGAAGTTGCCCGTTTATTAGGAGGAGAAGAATTTGATTGGAGTTATAGTGATGTTTCTAGAGAAATTATTGATTTTATAAGTGACAAAGAATTTTATGATGCTCTTATCTATGTGTTGAAAAATAACATAGGATTTGAATTAGAATAATATAAAAGAAAAATATGACTAGAGTCGAATTAATAAAGGAGGTCCAAAATGCTTTAACAGCTTGTGCTGCACTTCCATACGCACCACCAGACGCTGAAATAGATCGTTTGATAGGTGTTGAAATGAAGTGGTTATTTCGTGAGTACAGAACGTTATGGCAGGATCAAATTTATCTCTTAAATAAAAAATATTACTCTACTAAAGAGTGGCGTAATACAAGAACCTTCCAATTACCAGAGTGTGTTGTTGGCATTAAGATTGTGTGGGAAATGTCGCAGGGAAATAGAGTTTTTGGTATTAATGACCCCGATTTAAATTTTGATAGATTAATGGCATCAGATCTTTATTTAACACCATTATCTTCTGATCAAATAACTTATAGAACTATCCAGTGGTCATTCTGGGACCTTGCAAGAGCATTTAACTTAAGAGATATAAATCACAATTTCAACTTAAATACAAAACGCTTGGTGATAACGGGAAGAACCCCAGTGGAATCTTTGTTTATTTTAAGCCAAGTACAAATTCCTGATGAAGATGCATTTGAAGATCCTTTAGTTTTAAAGTGGATGATCGCGCAAGGAAAAAGATCTTTAGCAAGAATTCTTGGAGCGTTCAACTATCAATTATTAGGAAATGTTACCATAAACTTTGAACAAATTAGAACAGAAGGAAACGAAGAATTAGCAGAATTAAAAGAAAAAATAAAGACAGACGACGTAGCCGACTGGTTCTTACTATTCCCATAATGAAAGCTCAAAAAGTATATGAAACTGTAAAGGATATTTTGAAACCTAAGACTAAAGAGGAGGTTCAAAAAAGTTTTGAGCAAAAATTCCAGGAAATGAGAAAAATGGATAATACCATTGATATGATAGATTTTTTACTAAATGATATTGACCCATACGATCATGATGATTTTTTAAAGGATATAATTGACAAAATTCCAGCAAAAGAATTTGACGAAATAGCAACCACATGTTACAAAGATTATTTAACTTATAAACATGATTTAGATTTAGATAGATGAAAGCACAAAAAGTATATGAAGCAATAGGAGATGTTTTAAAGCCTAAAACACTTGAAGATATGGAAAAAGCTATAGCAGAAAACCCATCTACAAATAGTAAATTAATATTTAGAGTTTATAGTGGGGTTGATGCATTTGTATTTCCAAACGAAAGTGTGCCGCCAGAACAAAAGGTATTTTTACCTTATATAGATGTTATTGCTAAATCAAAAGAAGAGGCTAGACAAAAGGTTGCGTCAATGTTTGGACAAAAATTAGAAGATCAACATACAAATGTCGAATATGATAATTATATTAGCTCCCACGTTGAAATAATTAGAGCATTTTAAATAATAAAGATATGGCAAAATTTTTTAGAAGAAACGATAATGATAGAGTCATTGCAGGAATATGTGGCGGCTTAGGAAAGTACACTAATACGGATCCTGTAATGTGGAGATTAGCAGCGGTGCTGTTACTTTTATTTACAGCATCTGCAATAGGTTTAGTTTATTTAATAACATGGATTATAGTACCAAAGGTGACCACAAACGAAACACATTGGAAAGTAATCATATCACACCCATCATTTAAAAAAGGTCATAAATATTTAAAAGATTACGGAGATTATAACAGAGGAGAACTTTTAAAATTGACAACAAGAGTAAAAAGAGCCCAGTGTTTTAAGTACGTACAACAGGCCGAAATAGCAGCAAAAATGTTGGGCCTTAAATTTAAAGAAGGAATTGCGAAAGTAATAAAAGTATGAAAGCAAAGTTTGTTTATCAATCATTACGAGAAGGAGTAGCCGATAAATACGCGTCTGCTAATTTTGGAATTACAGATCCTGATGAGGAATTTGAATTACAATGGGCTGGACAACAATTATCAGGTCGTGCTCTTACTTGGATTCATGGCTACCCATTGATAAAAAATCCTAAATCATTAGAGCATTTTGTTCCAAATGCTAGAGCCGTTATTTTATCAAATGGAGATTTATATGTTATTTCTGACGCCTTACATATTATTCATACAAAAATGTTAGGAAGAATGAAAGAACTGGATATAATTGATGAAAAGGCCACAGGATGGGAAGATCCGTTTGAGCGGAATCCTGATCAATTCATTGCTGTTCAAAGAGTTTGGAATAAAAATGCCTTTGCTTTAAGTGAATCATATGTAATTCCTAAGAGAAAGAAAGGTGAACCTGCAAGTCCTGAAAGACTTGAGGCTCTTCAATTATTTTTCCCATTTCTGAAAGCTGCTGCTCACAAGTTTCCTCAATATCAATTTGTTCCAGAACAAATTATGGCTGCGTCAAGAGAAATGTTATCAGACAGAGAATTACAAAGACAAAAAGAATATAAAGCTGGATTATGAACCTTGTAAAAGAATCCATAGAATCTATATTAAAACCCAAGTCACTAGTAGGGAAAAAATTTTGTGTTGAAAGTACAGCAACAGGACATGTTGAATTTATTTTGGAAATAGTCAAAGAAGAAAATGGATATTATACATTTGCTGTTACTTATAATTCATTTATGATTGAAGGCCCAGATGTATTCTCAATGATTAAGGGGGACTCAGCAATCTTAAATTTAGATGAGATGAAGGAACTGCTAGAGTATTACGGATTCAAGGAATTAGATAAAGAACCTATTAAAAAACTAGATAAAGAAATCAAGGAATTACAAAATTTTAAAAAATATTTACAGTCTCTTTTATGAAAGCAAGAAAGGTTTCAGATATTTTAAAGCCTAAACCTGATGATGACATCATGTCAGAACTTTTAGAAGTTGAACCTGACAAACTAGATGTCATGTTTTCTATTTATAAAAAATGGAATCCTATATTTAAAAAAGAAATAAATCGTCCCGAACTATCTTCGTTTGGAGATAAAGTACGTGCTTTCAAAAGAGATTTAGAGATTGAACAAAATAAAATAAAAGATAGTGGTTATCGTGAAGAAGGCAGTACAGGATTTCGTGGTCTATTACGTTTAATTGACTGGTGGGAAAGTGGCAGATATTCCATAGAGATGCTTGAAGAAATGATAATGAATTGGATGAGTACTATAGAGGCGGCATTAAAAGATTTTCGTAAAATGTCCAAACGAGATTATCACCCAATTAAAGAAGCAATTAATGATTTATTGAAGCCTAAATCTGAAGAAGAAATAAAAAAAGAAATACGCAAACTTTCTGGAGATGATCTATGGGATTTATGGAAAGACACAGGAAAAAAAGAATATTTAAAATATGCGTTAAAGAAGAAAATTACCTTTCCTATAGGTAGTGAAGATATAGCAGAAGCAATTCAGGAATTTCCTGACGCAGCAGAAACACTATTTCCTCTTATAGTTCAAAATTTCCCATACAATTTAAAGAAAGAAGGACAAAAATATTTTCTTTATTCAGATTGGTATGATGAATTTGCTGATCTATTTATGGAAAGTAACGAACTGTCATCTGATTCCATTCAAAAAATATTATCTGGTGATTCGTGGGATTTATTTGAGAGATATGGATCTGAGAATATGAATTTAGAAGATGAAATATATTCTATTCAAAGGATGGAAAAAGACAAAGGAGTTGCATATTTTAAATCCTTAACAGAAGAATTAGTAACTAAATTATTAGGGGATTTTGATTGGCTTGATTATGATAATATGATGGAGATCAAAAATTTAAAAAGCTTAACAGATATAGCGAAATATTTAGTAAAATACAGAGATGAAAGAGATTTAGAAGAGTATGCCCATGCATTTGAAAAGGCATTAAATGAAACACAAGGTGTTGCTGATGAATCTAAAGCATTTAATGAATTAAAAAGTGCGCTAGAACATGAACTAGGATTCAAATTCGATAAAAAATATTATAGTGAAAGTGATAAATGTTATAAAATTCCTCTTTCAAAGGAATCCATCATACAACTATTTAAAAAAGCAACTATTGATGATGAAAAAATAAATTATAATGCTCCTTATTATGGTTATAATGGAAGCATTTATGATCATCCTGATGTTTTCAATGATAGTTTAAGTAACAGTATTTCTGAAATAGATGAAGGCTAAAAAAGTATATGAATCAAGTATTTTGAAACCTAAATCTACTAGTGAAATAGTAGAGGCTTTTATTAATTTGTCCATTAATGAACAAGTTGATTTTTTAGATGATTATGAAAATAGACATATTATTCCATTCGAAAATTGGCCATTAATTTTGCAAATAAAAGAACAATTAAAAAACAATCCGCAATTTGATAGCATGTTTAGAGTTACATCGAATAATGCACTTACTAAGTTTGTTTGGTCATTTAGTCCTGATGAACAAATAGGTTCAGAATTTAAAATTTATAATCGCCTTAGTAATAATATTCAACCAATCAATGTTGAACAATATAATAATGAACCTGACACTATTCATGTTTATGAACAAGCCGATACCGCCAATGAACAAGTAATTGAATCATATGATGGATTTATTAAATGGTTGAATGATGATTATCTTTGGAAAAAAGAAAAAATTCAGATAATTTAAGTATTTTGAATCCATTCTCCATCTATTTTTTGTAATTTATAATCATCAATCAGACGATAAAGGGTTCTTTCGCTGATTTGTAATTGTTCAGCTGCACTTTTTAAAAATCTATTTCTATTTAAAGCTTTTAATATCAAAATAAATTTATTAAATTCCAAGTGAAAGGGACCTATTTCTTTTACATTTTTGGATTCATGTAAATAAATTCCAGCAGTTTCATTAACTAAGGGCCCATTTCCTAAATCTATTCTTCCTATTTTATAGATCAATTCAGATTCGAATGAATAAGCGACGTCTACTGGAAGATCCTCTCTTATTTTTATTATTTGATATGTACCATTATTTATTTTTTCAAACAATCTTTTATTTTTAGTTCCATTCTGATGAGATAACATTCGATCACCTCTTCCTTTTCCGATATAAAAAGGTTCGTGTTCAAAAACAATTTTTCCCAATGATGATTCGATTTCATATCTACCATGAATTTCTAAATTAAGATAAGCATAAACATAATATCTGAAGGTCATGTCATATTTTTGTTATATATATGACAAGATTGATAAAAATATGACAAAAATGACAAAATTTTATCATTGGCATTTTATTTGAAATATTTAGCATTGATAATTTAATGTTAAACTAAAATAAAATAAATGCTATGTTACCAGTAATTAGAAATTCAAGAAACAATCTATCTTTAGTTGACGATTTGTTTGATACCTTTATTAGAACTTGGGATGATCGTCAAGAATTATCATCTTATTATTATGATGAACAAGCAAAAGATCATGTCATTACAATTCAAGCTCCTGGATTCAAGAAAGATGATATTGAAATAGAAGTAGACAATAAAGGAATTTCTATTAAAGGAGAAATCAAAGATGAAAAAACTAAAGGTAGACTTCGCAGAAACACATTCCACTATGCAATGACTCATTATGAAATTGATTCTAAAACAGTAGATGCAGCTTTAGAGGATGGAATCCTAACGATTAAATTTAAAAATGAGAAAGATAAACTCTCAAAAAAGATCGAAATCAAATAAGAAAGGGGCTTTATGCCCCTTATTTTTTTATCCAAAATATGGATAATCTATTCGCATGAAATCTTCAAGATACCACTTATTTTCATTTTCATCTTTGAAAAATGCCTTTGTTTCTCTTTCGTCGTCGTCAACTTCACTCCAATCAATTTGTTCATTATCTTCATCTCGGTAATCATATTCTATTTCAGCACCATGTGGAACTATTTCCCCTGTAAATCGATATTCAACTCCATCACCACTATCAACTACCTTTAGTTCTATTCCACCTGTATTTGTTAAAGCCATTGCTCCATCAGGTTTCCAATCATTTTGATAAAAAGTTTGAATTATTTGGCTTGCAACTTCTGATGGAGGAGTTTTATCTTTAAACCCCGCATCTACTAATTAGCGATATTTACTAAAAATTGTATCATCTCCAAACATAACTCTTTGACGATCAATTTCTTTATCAACCATGTCTGTATATTCATCTTCTTCTGTATATTCAAGAGCTTTTTGGATTTCTTCTCTTGATTTAGGTTTCAAAATATCACCAACAGATTCTTTTATAGGTTTTCTATCTTTTAACCAAGGAATCAACAAATCCAATGTAGCTTGGTAACCGGTCCAAGTAGATGTTCCCCAATCTATATCTACCAACTGAATGGCGTTGTGAACATCTTTATATGTGGTTTCTTTAAAATTCTCTAATATCCATTTCATTACTTTAGTCATACCCATATAGAGAGTTTTTTGTAAAACAGATTCTCTAAATCTTGGATATTTTTTATATAATTGTGTTATTTGTTTTGACTTTAACATTTCAATAATTAAATCCTGCGTTTCTTCCGCATCACCCATACTATTATAGGCAGCCCACAAATTACCACTTGATCCATTTGTTTTAGGAACATAAGTATATAAAGGCTTTGCCCCATGTCTAAGTGCATATTTTGCATATGGAACATTTCTTCTATTTATTGCGGCCAATAAATGTTCTGTAGCGCTTTTTTTATCTCCTATTTTGTAATCAGGATCATTTGCTAGATTCTGATCTATTTCTTCTTCGGATTTGGGTTTAAAAACATTTTCTATGGATTCTTTAATTTTAACTTTTCTTGCTGGTTCTATTGCTGGACGTCCACCTTTATTACGCATTAAATTTATAAAATCTCCAAAATCTTTAACAATATAATAATCATATCTATTGTTATCATTTGAAATTCCCAAAACTACATTTTCACCTCCATATTCACAATGAATTCTATATTTCATGTAATTAAAAGAAACCGGCCATTCTCTTGGATCAAATCTAAAAAAATGATTTTCTACAGTTGATGAAACCTGCGGAGACCAATTGGTATAATGAGTGGATATGTACGCAACTATCTTTGCATACAAAGGATTAATATCTTTTAAACTATTATAGAGATCTTCTTCTGATTTGCCCTTAAACAATTCAGATTCAGTTATGAATTTAGCCTTCACCAATCAAGTTTATTTTATATATCAATTTTCTAACCATTTCGAAGTTTAGAATATATAAATAAAAATCATTAGATGATTCGAGAAATATACAATCGAAGCCCTCAAGATCCTAATTTTAAATATGGTGTGTTAGAACACTCTGATCCTATTGAGAGCATCATTTCGAAAATAAAAATGATATTAGGAACGAGCCAAGGACAAGTTCTTGGAGACCTTAATTTTGGTGTTGGGTTAGAGGATCTTATTTTCGAAACTCGTATCAATAAAATGGAACTTGAAGAAAGAATCAAAGCACAAATAATGCAATATGTCGATGAATCAAAGGACTATCAAATAAGTCCAAGTGTTTCATTTGGAAAAGCCCCTGAAGGGTATGATTATGCAGTAGTTGACATTTTCATAAATAATCAAAAGATAATTGGAGTATTGGTACAATAAATGAGAGCACAAAAAGTATATGAAGCATTAGGGGATATTTTTAAACCCAAACCGAAAGAACAAATAAAACAAGAATATTGGAATATTGTTCAGGGTAACAAGTTTAAACCTGTAGTATTTAGAAAAGCAAAAAATGGAGAAGGGGTTCGATTATTTGCCAAAGAAGAATTTTTTAAATATCAAAAAGCAACAGCTGAACGTCATGATTATAAGATAAATGCTAAAGTGGGGGATTATGTTGTTTTAGGGTTTTTATTTGTTGAAGAAATAGATAATGGACAAACGTATTGGGAATGGAAAATGACTAAATGGACATTAGATGGAAAAATGGCAATTGAATATTCTTGGTATAAACCAGGAATGGAAATAGATCCAATAACAGAAGAAGAATTTAATAAATTGCCTGGAGGTGGAATAATGGCATGAATAAAAATTAATTAAGATATGGCTAATAGCAACAATCAAAGATTTGAATTTTTTAAGACATCACGAATTCGTTTTAGCGAGTTATATCAAGATGCTCTTAATTTTATAAAGGCAAGCTATGAAGATGTAGGTCAATATTTTACAATGGCTTCTCCTATGGGGCAGTTATTGCAGATAACTCTTCATTTGGGCAGAATGATACTCTTCTATATTGAAGATGCTATCACCGAATTAAATATAAACACTGCATCACGTCCTGCCAGTGTAAAAGGGATTGCTGCCATAACAGGTCATAATCCTTCAAGAGCTATGGCTGCAAGAGGAACTTTACGCCTTACTTATAATGGTGAAAAAATAAACATGTATGGAAATACTGTAACCATTCCTAATTATACTCAATTAACATCCGTTACTAATGGCCTTATTTACACGATAGTTTTACCAGGAGAAGAAATTAGATTAGACTTAACAAGTATAACCAACTACATAGATGTGAATGTTATGCAAGGAAAACTTGAATATCAGCAAGCAACTGGAACTGGAGATCCTTTACAATCATACAATTTCCAAAATAAAAAAGGAGCTGGTATTGATAACTATTTTGTTAATGTTTATGTTGATGGAAAAAGATGGGAAACAAGACCATCTATTCTTGATATGGGATTCAACGAAGAATCTGTATTAGTTAAAACTGGGCAAACCGGTGGAATTGATATTTTCTTTGGAACGGGTTATAATGGTCAACCACCAAGAATGGGGGCAACAATACTTGTAGAGTATCTTTTAACTGATGGAGAACCTGGCAATATTAAATCTCCTGCAACCGAATCAGAAGCAAGCTGGAAATTTGTAACTCAAGGATATTCATTAAATGGAGAAGATATTGATTTAAATAAGATTCTAAAAGTTTCTATTAAGAATGATATTTTATTTGGAACCCTTGAAGAACCTCTTTATCTTACTAGATTATTAGCTCCTCATATGTCAAGATCATTTACTCTTGCAAATGCCGATAATTACATTTATTTCTTACGCAAATTAAATATGTTCACAATTGTGGATGCTATTCCTGGATTTGCAACATTTGAAGATAAGTATGCTTTAGACAAATATAACCAAGCAAAAGATAATTACGAAATAGTAAGTGAACAATATAGAGCTTTATTATCTACTGTTGGGGCTAATTCCGAATTGTCAATGACTAAGAAAACAGAATTAGACAATGCCCAAAATGAAGTTTATAAATGGCAAGGAATTCTTGAAGAACAAAAGAAAGATGACAATACAGTTTATTTGTTCTTAGTTCCTGATGTCAATAAAAGAATCTCAGCAGCTCAGAATTATTATTCTTGTACATTGGATTCATTTCAACTTACTAATAATGAAAAGACTGCCATCCTGGACCTCATAGAGGACAGCGGGCAAAGAATTATTACAGTGGATAATGCTATTATGACTCTTAAATATCCGCGATTCGTACTTAATCTAACATTAATAATTTATGAAGGTTTTGATTTTGATTCAATAAGAGAATCGATAATTTCAAAAACATCAGAATATTTCTTAAAGAATACAAGAAGAGATAGAATTCCTGTTTCTGATATCGTTCGTATTGTTGAAGCAATTGAAGGTGTTGACTCTGTATCAGCATGGTTTGATGCAGATAAAAACAACTTAACTATTTATGGAGATCATTATGGATTAGATGATTACGGAGATATTATTCTTGAACGTTATGTTTATGACGCGTTTGGAAACAAAGTACCAGTAAAAGATATTTACCCATTAATTCGTGGAGGATTTGAATCATTTAACAGCGTTTATTATGATGATTCAACAGAAAAGAATAAATTATCTACTTTGAATATAAATCTAAGAGGAACTACTCCTGTAGATTTCAATTCAAAGAATAATAAGACTATTGTAAGTAATATCTAATGAGAGCTAAATTAGTAAAAGAAAGTATGCAGGATGTTTTATCCCCTAAAACAAGGGATGAAATTGTCAAAGATGTTCCATTAAATAAAGAGGTTTTGAATTACTTATTAGATAATGGGTGGACATTTACAGATACTTTTTCAACTCCACATATGGGAGATAATGAAAGAGACCTTATATATCATACATTTGAAAAAGATGGAATAGAAGTATGCGTAAATAAATTTGACAATCTAAATGATTTAAAAAAATATATTTCAGACACACATTTATGAAAGCACGAAGTGTAAATGAATCAATGAAAGATATTCTTGTTCCTAAAACGAGACAAGAAATTAAAAGGGGTGTGAAAGAAAGTAATAATCCCTCTATAGTTTTAAAATTTAAGATAAAGGAAGCATGTCAAGAATATTGGAAAAACAAAGGGGTTAAATTTGGTAAGCCAAATTCGCCTGAAATATTTTATGATGAAAAGGGAGACTTTCGTTATGAATTTGGTTTTAGCTCATCTAAATTACTAAATGGTACTCCATTTATAGCAGAATACGCAGATATTATAGGAACACAGATGGGGGCGTTTAATCAATTATATGGTCGTTTTATGTTGAAAGGAGGAAAATGGTCTAATTCAACTCAATCCATTATTTACATGAAAATTAATGAATAATAAATGGCAGCAAATAATCAAATAAAAAATCCAAGAAAAGGTGTTTATGCAAGAAACACCTATAAGGTTCGTTTGCCTTATTTTTATCAGGCTAAACACAATAATGACCAATTTAAAAATTTAGGTTACAATTATCAAGGAAAAATCTTAAGAAGCATAACCTCTCCTGAATTATGGGCCAACCCTTTACAAACATCTTTAATTGGACAAATTGAATCAATGATGACATACGTATTAGAGCAAGCAAAATCCATAAAGAAATGGTTTTCAATTGCTCATGATAAAGATACTCTCTCAATCAATTGATATATAAAATAAAAATGAATTTTGTATATGTAACAACTAATTTAATAAATGGAAAACAATATGTTGGATCACATGATGGAAGTGAAAACGACGAATACTTGGGAAGTGGAAAAGTTTTTTTAAAAGCCTTAAAAAAATATGGAAAACAAAATTTTAATAGAAAAATTTTGGAATATTGTGATCCATTTTATAATGTTATATTAGAAGAAAAATATATTAAAGAATTAAATACATTAAAACCAAACGGATATAATTTAAGTCCAACAGGAGGACATGTTAGGGGAAAATTATCAAAAGAAACTATAGAAAAAATTAGACAAAGTAATTTAGGAAAAAAACGCTCCATAGAAACAAAACAAAAACTTTCAAAATCTTTAAGTGGACGAAAACTTTCTGAACAAACAAAGGAAAAAATGAGTAACTTTCAGAAAGGAAGAATTAAATCTGAAGAAGAAAGAAAAAATATTTCAGAATCAAAAAAGGGACAAAAAAATCCGATATATGGAAAAAATCCTTGGAACAAAGGAAAAACTGGATTTAAACATTCGGAAAAAACAAAACAAAAAATGAGAGAATCCCATAAAAGAAACTATAATTAATGAGACCAGAACTTTGGAGAATATACGATAAAAAAGGTAGCAATTTAAATTTAAATGCTGACTCATACATTAATTTAGAATTTGCTTCGGATGTTGGTCAAGATGCAGAAGGTTATGCAGTTACAGATCCATCAGGAAATATTATTCGAACTGTAATAACTAATAGTGGCTGGAATTACGATGATGATACACGTATCTTAATAGATTTTACATTTAGCGAGTTGGGTACTCCATATGACGTATCAGCAAATATAGCTTATAAAGATGTTTCTGTATTTAATCCAGAAGGCCATAATTCTCAAGCTATTGGAGATGTTACGATTAATTTCCCTGATTCTTCAGGTTTCATGTACCCTGGCGCAACCTATGTAGGCGCATTATTCTTAGATCCAATTTCACAAGGGCTTGTTGAAACAGAACATTTAACAATACTCGAAGAAATCTCAACAAACATATTTGTTACTCCATATGACACCTCTAATTCAACTCTGATATTCAGAATGGTTGGAGAAGAAGATGTTATACAATTTTTTGATGTAGATCCTCATTCACAAGAAGTTATATGGACTGATGAGATAATTTATGATGTTAGTCAATATCAATTAAATCAAGGAATCCAATTAAACATTGGATTTAGATCTGATGATGAAGGTGTTTATGAAAGAAAAATTGTTGCGTATCATCGCGTTGGAGATACTGACTTACCGCTTTTAGAAATTATAGTAAATGCGCAATCAATAGGACAGGATGAACGTCTTGATACATTACTTGAAAACTTTGGATTATTTAAACCAAAATCGATTCCTACACTATTTAAAGAAGCTGACATTAATGAAGATATGCCTGATTGGCAATTATTAAACTATAAAGCAAAACACATCATCTTAGAGCATGACAAAATCATGCCATTTATTGGGACTTATAAAGGACTTATAAATGCTATCAAATGGTTAGGATATGATGATATTTATGTAAAGGAATGGTTTAAAGATGTAAAGGAAAGCAAGAGAATTTCTCTTTATGTTCCTTATGATGCTGATGGAAGAAAGAGAACTATAAAGTATTTTACCCCTGAAGAAAGAAAGAATCTAAAGAAATTAAACCAATTATCTTTATGCTATTGTATTACACGAGAAACAGGAGAAGTTGATGAATGGGGAAATCCAATTACTGAAAATTGTTATGAATATAATTTAAATGAAATTTTAATTAAACTTTATTCACTTAAGGTTTGGTTAGAGAAAAACATTATCGGAGTTAATGCCCGTATATATGATTTAACAGGTGAAGGTGTCTATTTTGAGAGATACAGAAACCTAATTTATGGCACATCAAATATTGGAACAGAAGCTCTTTACGAACAATCATTAACTCCTACATCTATTAATCCAGATTCTGAATTAGTAACTGGAGATGCAAGCATGTTGCTCACATTAAAGGAATACAATCAACAGAACACCATTCAAGATATAAATTGCACATTACTAGAGTTAGCGAGATTTGGATGGGATCCATGCAATGGATTATTCTCTCCTGTTGATTATTATAATCTTCCTTATGTAGATCCATCAGCCGTATTCTTTGGATCTCCATTTATTGCGCCATTTAAAGATCTTTATGATATTCAATGGAAAGTTACTGTTGAAAAAGAATATGGTGTTTTAACTAGTCACTTTGTAACTAATCCATTATTCATTTATGAAAATGAAATAAAATTCTATAATACTTTTGACACATCAACTATATTTAACGATGACGCAATAGTTCAAATAGAGCAAGGATTTTTAAGAGATCCAAGTATAGATGAATGGGTAAATTCAATTGCATATTCAATTTATCAATCTGATGCATCTGTTGATTCTTCATTAGGTTCATTTGTTTTTGAATCCTCAATGGGAATAAAACAATATACATGGCAATTTACATTAATGCCAGATGTAAACCCAATGATACAATACGCATTTGATGAAAATTATAAAGCTCCGTTATTGACAATTAGTGGATATAAATGGACTGATGTATCGGGAAATACCCATACTTTAGATAAACCATATTATTTGGACATAATCGATGGAGCAATATTTATGTCAGTAGACGCATCATCAATTCCTGGTGGTTTATTGATCGGCAATGAAATTCCTGTTGGAGATACATCTATCGAATATACTACAGTTAAAGCAGGATTAGATTTTAATTATGATACATCATTAGATGAACAACAAATAAAATTAAGCGTTATTTATATTGGGCCAAGACTTCCAATATTCAATTATGATCCGGCAGAAGCATCAACGCTATATTATAATCCAGAGGCTCCCATTACAGTTGTAGAAGATAACAGTGTTTATCAAATGAATGTCAACTATACTGGAGATTACGAAGTTCAAATTTATGGTTGGAATGGGCAAAATAATATGTTCTTCAATATCGGAACAAGACCTTATAATGTATGGCAAAAATATCCAAAAATATTTGCTTATCAAGATACTTCTTGCTTCAATTATTGTTCGAGTACAATCATGCCTTTAAGTGAAGCAAGTACATTAATTTACGAAAATAAATTTCCAGTATTTGATCGTCAAATTCCACTTCAAAGTCTTGAACTTCAATATGATATTGATGGAAGACCTTATATATTAGTTCCTTCAATTACATATTTCCAAGATGTTCCAGAACCAGGATCAATAGCTCGATTCTATAATCTAACTGAAAGAATATCTGATATTTCTGGAAGTACAATTATTATTGATGAAGATTTTCAAAGATTTTATGAAGGTGATGATATTCGCATTGTTCATTTCGATAAGGGAAAATATTCATTTATTACCGAAACAAGCGCAAGGATTACGTCATTAACAAACATCGATGCAGATACAGTACAGTGTGATTTAGATTCAACACCACCAAATTTTGTCATCGATGTATCAACAGAATGGTACGTTTTAAACAATACTGAAAGGGGAGTTGCAAATGGAGTAAATGACTTAGGAAATAAAACATTTACATGTGACATTTCTTCATATCAATTTGAAGTAGGTCAAATGGCTGCTATCCTTATTTTAGATAATAGTACTGGGTATACATATGGATCGTCATTTAAAACATTATATGTAGACGGATCAATTCATGAATTTGAAGGAGTGGTTCCAGAATTCGTTATTGACAATCCAGGAAAATATACATTAACAGCTAAACATGCTTATTCAGCATTTGCTGATTTACAAATAGATGTTAGTGATGCATTTGAAAGCTTAAATAATTTCCATGTTTATTTAGATGATACTTATTGTCATCAGTATTTCTTAGACAATACATTTGTTTTTGTAAATATTTTATTTGACCAAGATAGAGTTATAAGACAATGGTACGATCCATCAGATAATTTATTAAATTCTGATTTATATGGATTCAATCAAGCTATTGAATTAGATATAAGTACATTAGTTATATTTAGAGCTGAATATGACACAAGCAATTATATGCTTGATCAAAAAAATATTTGGGAAATAAGAGAACATAATACAAATGATCTGATAATGAGAGTTTATAATACTGTCGTCCCATATATATTTAATGAAGCTGGAGATTATGATATTAAGGTTGAAGCATATGATAAATATGGTAACTTAAAGACACAAGTATTTGAAGGACTTGTGAAAATAAATGGATGATAGACGACCACATGAATTTTCTCCAGAAGAAAGTTTAGGAGATATATTTTTTCCAGTTGAATCAAAAAATTGGAGACGCCCACGCACGTTAACTCTTCAAAATTTAGGTGGAATTTTAAGTATTAAGCTTTCTGAAGAAGTATTAGCTGAAAGAAATGTCACTGCTGTTCAATATGTAAATCAAGAAGAGAACCCAGAATTACCTCCAAATACATTTGCAATTAATACAAGGACACATATTGCTGTAGATGATAATTACATTTATGTGTGGGTTCCATCATTGAATAGATGGAAAAGGGCAATGTTATCTATTTGGGATATTGAAGCTCAATAACAAAACGCTGATGCCCATCCCTAAATGTTTTAGATGTTATTACGAACTTATCAGACCATCCCATTGCTTGCAATATTTTTATCATCGAAACGGCCATAGCCTTTGATTCGACTGGGCCATATTCATTATGATTTTTAAATGCTCTTATGACACCTTTAATTGATATTTGTGGGAACTTTTGTAGTTCTTTAAATATTTTATTAAATGCATCTTCATTATTATCGTAATAATAAATTAAATATTCGCGATTTTTATAATCGCTTGTGGCAATGCTCTCAAGTATTTCTTCTCTTGATTTTGGTTGAAATAAAGACACCTCACAAATTTTTGCCAAAATAAACAAAAATAATGAGATTTAAAAATTTTATCGTTTTAGCAGTGTGATTATTTCGTAGTAATTACTCCTTTCATGAGGGAATGTACAATCTTTGCAATTTTGGTAATCTTTGTACTTTTTATGAATACATAATTTTCTGCCATATAACGGACAATAACAAAAAAGACAATTGATTTCTTTCATGTTTGGATGGCATGGATAATATTCACATTGTCTATTTTCAAAAAATTTATAACTATTCATTTCTTCTTTTAAATGAATGGGCGGGTCTTGGCTTAGCTTGATTCTGTTCTCTTATTTTTTCTAATACTTCAACAGCAAGTTCCTTTGGATTATCAGGAATTACAATTGGTTCAAAAAATTGTCTTGATGAAGTTCCAATATCAACAGCCATATTTGGAATTTTTTTACTGACGTGCCAATCAACAAGAAATTTAAATGGCCCGATAACAGTTTCTAATACTATGACTCTATATTGTTTTTCTTCATTAAATTCCCAATCCATAACAGAACCTTGTAATTTTCCATCAAATAATTTATCAAATTCAAGAACAAAATTCATCCAATAATCAAATTCTGGTTCTCCCTTTGATTCAATATTTGTTTTAATTTCATCCCATTGTTTAGGACGAAAAATATCAGTTAATGCTTCGTATATGAATTTGGCTTTCATATTTGATTAGATTTCCCCTTTTCTGGATATTTTTTAATTTTCCAAAGTCTTTTACTAACATAGTTTCTCGCTTCTGAATATTCTAAAAATATTTTTTCTGGTCTATATGAATATTCTTGTTTAGTATAATCTAAATTTTCCATAGTTTCAGAAAGTTTCTCTGCATCTTCTTTTGTTAAAACTCTTGCAACTCCATTACTTCCTCTAAAAACATAAAATCCATAAACTATGTACTCTAAATGTTTTCCACCAATAGTTACTGTTTGAGTTCCTACTATGTTTGCACCAAGATCCTCTAATTGTTTCCATGTATTTAAAAATTCTTTAGATGTGACGCTCCAATCTTTGGGCCAATTTTTCTTAATTTCTTCTTTAGATTTTGGTTTCAGTATATCTTCAACCCCTTCATCAATTTTTTCTTCTTTTTCTCTATTAATCCATTTTTGAAGTTCTTTATCTTGGGCGGCCTTTCCTTCGGGGGTTTCTCTCCACTCTTTATATTCTGGATTTTCCCATTTAAATGTGTTTCCTCCATAATTAGGACTATGAAATTCAGGGGATTGTTTAACTCCCATTCTTAATCTAAAGACTAATTCTCTTACTTGAGAAGGATATAAATACGCATGGTCTTCACTAATATGGTATTCGTGCTGTTCATATGAATATTGTTTGTGTGTTTGTATCATGGACATAGCATCTTTCTTAGTTAAAGTTTTTCCAAATCCCCAATTACCAGAAAACACTGTATATACTTTAATGGTCATTTCATTAATACGCAAACTATATAGCTCAAGAATTTCAACACCATAAGATTCTAATTCTTCAGCATATTTTTTGTATTTTTCCCATGACATCTTATGCCTTTCTCGAAATGCAGCCTGTATTTCTTCTTCGTTTTTAGGTCTTAAAACATCTTCTATAGATTCATATACTTTTTTAGCCTTCATTTCTTTAGCTTTGATAATATTTTTAGCGCATCTGTATTTGATACATACAAGTCGTAATATGATTGCTTAACCTCATATTGAAATTCGTGTCTCGATCCAATATCTAATCGAGGTTTTAAAAATTCAACAATTTCATTAGCTAATTTTTGAGTCACAACCGTCGCTATGACTTCCCATTGATAACCATTTGAAGATTTTTTAACTTCCCATGGGGCAATGGCAATTGCATCAGCCTCTCCCATATTAGGAATAGCAAAATGTTCGATTTTTGCAGAAATATCTTTATCATGCAATCTTTTTAATGTTTTTTGCAAATCAGAATAAGATATTCCAAATTGATTCTTAAAATCAGAACGAATTTGTTTTTGGGTCTTTCCTTTTAATATATCGTCTATGGATTCGTTTACGAACATCTATCGATTTTATTTTATTTATTCAATTATCCAACAGGATAAGGGCTAAATCCAGGAAATCCATATGTCTTAGCTCCAGTAGGTGTAAAATCTTTAAATAAGAATGCAACCCAAGGTAAATTAGTAAGTTTTAAATTCTGATATTTTGGGAAAGGATCTTTTGTAACTATTGTAGGCATAGCAGCTTTTAGAGCCAATTTATATTTCTTCCAATTAACAATTGAATTTTGCATTTTACTATTGAAATTTTTACTCATAAAATCATCACTTTTTATTTTAAATTTTTCAACAATTGGGTTTAAAACTCCTGTGTTTATGTTGTCATTTAATTCGTCCTTTATTAAAATGACAGGCTTTGGATTTTTAATAGTTAATGCAAAACTAGCTGAATTTGGTTTTGTAGATATTGGAAGAGGGGCTAACATTGGATCTATTTTTGCAATCATTTGATCCAATTTTTCGAATTGTTTATTTATTGCTTCCTCTGATTTCTGTATAGCTTTTATCGTAGGGTCTGGAAAATCTTTGACCGACATTCCAGAATAAGCATCATAAACAATTTTATATTTAGTCTCTAACGTAAATCTATTCAATTTAATGGTAGCAATTCGTTCAGTTAAAATTAGATTCTGTTCAGTCCATACAGCAAGCTGTTTAACATAAATCACTTCGCTATCTTCTAAAGTTCGATCTCTTTTTGGTTTCTCTTCTTTATGTTCACGTTTTCTTTTAGATACTTCATCTAATTCAACAGTTAAATTGTCTATTTCGGCTTTAGTTTTATCTAAATATCCTTTTAATGTTACTTGTTTAAATTCTTTCAACCCTTTAGTTAATGGTTTCTTTAAAGCCTCTACATTTTTTCTGATAATCGTAGCAGGATCTGCAACAGGAACATGATGTTCAGATGATAAATTTCCAAATAAAACCCATGGAAATGGGTAAATTCCTGTAATGGAAATACCTAAAACGATAAATCCCCAGTTTAATGCGAATGCCTTAATAGGAATATAAACAACAGGAAATGGGATAGGACCTATTGGAGGAGGTAATCCTGTAGACCAAGATTGTGCTGGATTTGTTATTCCAATTAATGTTGCAATAGCACAATATTTTAACCAATATTTCATATCTCCAAAGCCGTGTTCTGAAGCAGTAAAATCTTCATCATCGGATTCAGGACATGTTCTTTCTTTTCCTATTCCATAAAATCTATATTTGTCGTCATCAATGTCAATAATCGAATATGTTGTAAGAGAATTTCCAAGGTCATCAAGTTTTTTCATCACTTGATCTATTTCTTTTGGGATTTCATCATATCGTTTCCACAAATTATTGCAAAAATTTTGTATGTAATTTCCTTCTTTTTCAGTTGCTTGATATTTGTTTAATTTTGTTTCGTATTTGTTTTCTACCATTTGTTTAATTTCAAGAGAAAAATTAAACATGAACATTATTCGTTTAATTAAAGATGTTTTATCAGTTTCAGACAAATCTTTATTTTTCTTTCCTAAAGAAATTACATATGCTTCAACTTCCGAAACTTGATTATTCGATTTGTATCTGTTGTTCATTTCTTTGAAGAAATCAGGAGTTACATGAAAGAAGGTTCCTTTGGCCAATTTTTGACAGTAATCATTTATTCTTCCTGCTAATTTCTTTTCATCCCATTTGTCGACAAAATATCTTTCAACCATGAATTTATAAATCTCATCTCTAAATGGAACTAATGTTTTGCTTTGATCGAAATTGGCCATAAGTTGACCATAAAGATCAAAATAATATTCTAATAAAGCAAACTCAGATTCTTTTGGGAGTGTAACTTCAGATTGATTTATTGCTGTTGAAGATATTATTTTTAATTGACCATAAAATTTGTCATCTTCTTTGTCCACTTCTTCTTTAATCTTGTAAAGCTCTTCATTGTTGGCTTTTTTCTTTACATTATCTTCACCCGTTATTTTTTGAATATTTTTATCATAACTCTTTTTGACATTTTCTAATTGTTTTTGAGCTACACCCCATCTTTCTGTAATACCACCCTTTGAAAATAATATCTTTAGGCGTTCAGCCGCACTTATAGAAGCATCAATAAGTGGAGAACTCTTTAACATTATAGGAAACATAGAATTGACATAGTAATCTTTCAAAAAATACTTTGTATCATTTAACTCTTGATATAGGTCTTGACTTTTTTGCATTAACTCTTCAAGGTAAGTACTCTCAGGATCGTTTATATCATCTAGGTAAATCTGATTGTTTAGTATTTTAGCCACTATTCCATCAACCGGAGAGTAAATCCTAGAGCCTCCAAGAGTCCCCAGAGGGGTTCTAGTTGTAACCATTTGGTCTTTAGTTACCAGTATATTAAAATTCTTTGAAGATTGATTGTCAATTATGGCTTTTGTTGCAATTTCATTACTATCTTTTTCATCAATCACTAATTCTTCTGCAGCAGGTTCTAAATCACAATTTTCTAATCTTGTAACATCAAGTTTAAGTTCAATAGGTTCATGCACCACGGCAACGTTATCTGGATCTACAGGACAATCAAGTGAAATTTCAAATGGTTTAGAAATCACACTTACATCAGGGGTTTCGATTTGTACATCACATAATAAAGATCCAACATTTTCAGAAAATGCTTCTGTTGAAGATTTTTGATATTTTTTTCTATTTGCAATATAAACCGAAGCCGCAAGTAATGACCCCACAATTATGGCATCCAAAGATTTTAAAGAGGCAATCATTACATCTATTTGTTGTCCTATTTCTTTTATTCCTTCTTTAGATTCGGTTTTTAGATTTTGTAATGCTGCTTTTTCTTCTTCTAAATTTGGCTTTAGATTTTGCATTTTTTGTTTTTGTTCTTG